ATTTGTGTTGCTATTTGTGTTGCTATTTGTGTTGCTATTTGTGTTGCTATTTGTGTTGCTATTTGTGTTGCTATTTGGAATGACTATATTTAATTCTTCACGGCGCTTTATTGCTTTTTCTAATAATTTATCTACACTTTCACCATTTCCATCATTTTTATCGGAAAAATTAACATCTTTTGGTATATTTTTTTTTATAATATCATCGAATTCACGTTTTTTATTATTTAAATTATTTGTAAAATTATCTTGCCTCTGTTTAATTATTTGTTCAGAGGTGACTATCTCATCAAATTGAGTTTTTTTATTATTATCTACGTATGATTTTACTTCGAGTAAAACTTTTTTATTTTTTTCAACTAAAGTTAATTTCTTATTACCATTTTCTATTGTATTCATCACAATATCGAAATACGATTTCATATAATTAGGTTCCTTATTTATATTATTAAAAAAACCATTTTGATACATAATCTCCCATAATGTTTCTTTATTACTATCCATTAAAAACATATTACTATTATTCATTGTAATATTAATAGTAATAGTAGTTTTATATTAATTAAAATATACTTGTCTTAATTTTTCCATATTTTTATCAGGAATATCGTAATTTAAGAAAAAATTAACATCGTGTTCATTATCTAATAATCCTATTATGGTATGTAAAGAATACATACCGCATTCAGAATTACCCTTTTGATGTTTCTTTTTATTAATATACACTTTAAATTTTATTCCTATATCATTACCCTGTTTCTTTATTTTATTTATAAATTGTTTTATTTCTTTCGGAAGATGGTCGCCGGTGCTGTCAAAAAACAGAATAAACTCTTTATTTATATCTATAAACATTGATATCCAGTGCGAACCACCCAAATAATGCGGATCAGTATTAAAAATTATACCGATTTTTGTTTTATTTTTTAGTAAATTTTCTTTTAAATCAAAATTACACAATTCATCCCAAACACATGTATTGTCTGATAATTTTTTATTAAAATCAATTGGCGAAGGACCCAAAAAATCGAAATTATTATGTTTCTTTTCATATTGTTTCATAACCCTTTCAATATCTAAACTGTTTAACCATTCATTTTTATTCTCTTTCCATTTTTTTGGTCTATCTGGTACAAAAGTATAGTTCTTTAATTCGTCAGTTAGATTATTTGAGGCAAAATTTTGTTTTAGCCAACATTTTTCCGTTTTGCAAACATCTGACATATAATTTTTTAATGATTTCCATATTTCTATATCATCATTACTTTCTATTAATAAATCTGGATGTCGTCCATTCCATAAATCTCTTAATTTTATTAACGAACTGCTGTTATAACACGTATAATCTTTACCATGATTTACGTTTGGACTGCAACCCAATTTAATAGTTTTAGTTTTATTTTGTTTTTTCATACAATGGGATACATCATTATGATTATGATGATTATGATGATTATGTTTTTTTTTATTATGTTGTTTTTTTCTTGTTTTCATCAGTTAATATTTATATAGATTTTTTCTTTTATTGTCATATATTTTTATTTATTTGACATATTTTTATTTGTTTTTTATTCCTTTAACTCTTAAATGTTTCGCTTTTAAATTTATTGTTTTTTCTTGTGGATATATTTTAATTTCTTTTTTATTTCCTGATTTAACTACAAAATTATCCATGGTAGATGCAATTTTTTTATTTTGAAATATTATATCGTTTATATTTTCTAAATTATTAATATCATTTTGTATATTATTAGACATACTTATATCATTACTAAAATTATTAAATTCTTCTTGTAATACATCGCGCCTATCATTCATTTTAAAATTTTGTATTAATACATTTACATATTCATAATATGATTCTTTAATATTGCTATTTATCTCCTTCAAATCTATTTCTTCGCGCAACATATTTTTTGTAAAATTCATAATCCTTTTTCTGTAAAATTTAATTTCCTTGTTATTTATTTTACTTTCATCGGATGTTCTGTTATTTTCATTTATGGTTTGGTTTACACTATTAGTGTAACATTTATTTGATAAATATTTCAATGTCAAATCATTAACCTCTTTGTTCTCATCTATATTATTGTCCTTATGATTAATCTTACTATTATCAGTATCCATAAAATTACTATATATTTATAGATATAGTAATTAAACATTTTTTACCTGTTGTCTTGTAAAATTATTAAAGACATTAAAACCTACTTTTTCATTATCTGGGTTAGGATTAAAAGATGCTAAATTTTGTTCTTCGAATAAATCTTGGAATGGTTGCACGACATTAGAACCTTTAACATTTACCTCATACATATCACTTTTAGAAGATGGAACATAAACTGATTGTTCGTTATTTTGCAAAGCAAAAAATTGATTACGTAATATAGATTCGTTGTCTATATTATTAGTAAAAGTGGTAAACGGACCTTTATATGTTCCGGGATTAAATGAGTTATTTACACTTGATGGTTTATTCTTTATTGGAACACTTGATTTCTCTCGTCTATCATAAATAGACATAAAATCATATTTTGTTGATACTGGTCTAACGCTAAATTTTGTCTCATTAATACCATATGATTTATTTCTATCAAATATACGATTATTTAAAATATCTACACGTTCGTTTTGATTATAGTATACTTTATTATTTATTTCTGTCATTTATAATATACCTATATTATTATTTTATTAATATTTTATTACTACCTAAAGTTATATTTAATAATATTATTAGATTATGTGCGGTATTTTTACTATTATCAATAACAAATCTACATTTAATTCCGAAATAGTAAAAAATGCGTTTGAACAAGGTAATGCACGAGGACCCGAAGATTCGCAACTAATTTATAATGCCGATTCTATTATTTTTGGATTTAAACGACTTGCAATCAATGGTTTAGATAAAGAATCAAATCAACCAATGACAATTGATTATGTGACTGTGTTATGTAATGGAGAGATTTATAATTTTAAAACATTATATGCAATTATGGATGTCGACCCCACCACCGGTTCAGATTGTGAAGTAATTATTAGAATGTATCAAAAATATGGATTCGAGTATACCATTAGTATGCTTGATGGCGTGTTTTCAATTATATTATATGATATTTCAAAGTTTACAGATGAACCAAAATTATTTATTGCAAGAGATCCATTTGGAGTTAGACCATTATATGTTATGGAACTTGATTATAATAACAAATATAATAACAAATATAATAACAAATATAATAATATAAATAATTCCTCTGAAAACAAAAGCAAAAATATTACTTATACTAATGAAAAAATTATTGCTTTTGCTTCAGAAATTAAATCATTATCTCCATTATTAAATAATAATAATAATAATAATAATAAAATATTCTTTATAAAAAAAAATGATACTTATATTAAGAATAAAAATCTAAGTGATTACAAATACAGCGATAGAAAAGATTTTTATATTCACCCATTTGAACCTGGTTCATATTCATATTATAGTAAAACTCACATGGTGAATTCAGAATGGAAACCCAATATAATTAATAAAAAATATTTTAATATTTCTTCACCATCTATGTGTTTATCTCCTGTTAATTCGAGCAATAATATTGATTATTATAAGAATATTGTTTATTACTTAGAAGAAGCAGTAAAGAAACGCGTAGTAGGAACAACCGAGCGTCCCATCGCTTGTTTGCTATCTGGTGGTTTAGATAGTAGTTTGATTACTGCTTTGGTAAATAAATATTATCCAGGAACTTTAAAAACATTTAGTATTGGAATGTCTGGTTCCGACGATTTAAAAAATGCTAAGATTGTTTCGGAACATTTAAAAACCGATCATACCGAAATTATACTTACACCAGATGAATTTTTTGATTCTATACCAGAAGTGATAAAATCTATTGAAAGTTACGACACTACAACTGTCCGCGCAAGTGTAGGAAATTATTTAATAGGTAAATACATATCTAAACATACCGATTTAAAAGTGGTATTTAATGGCGATGGAAGCGACGAATTAACGGGCGGCTATTTATATTTTTTAAAATCACCAAGTGATATGGATTTTGATAAAGAATGTAAAAGATTATTAAATAATATTCATACATTTGACGTTTTGCGTTCTGACAGATGTATCTCATCGCACGGTCTCGAACCGAGAACCCCATTTTTGGATAAAACATTTGTTAATTATTATTTAAGTATTCCCATTAAACACAGAAACCCGCTATCCAGCGAATCAACCGACATTTGTGAAAAACAATTGTTGCGTGAATCATTTAACTTTGTTTATAACGATTTAATACCACAAGAGATTCTTTGGAGAACAAAAGAAGCATTTAGTGATGGTGTTTCAGGAGATAATGGTTCGTGGTTTCAAATTATTAAAGATAAATTAGATTATAAAAAAAAATACATTAATAATACTGCATTTGTATGTAAACCCGAATGGAATAATCACAATAAACCCACTACAGACGAGCAAATTTATTATCGTAATTTGTATGAATTATATTATCCTAACACATCTAATAATATCCCTTATTTTTGGATGCCTAATTTTATTGAAGCATCCGATAGTAGTGCACGAACTTTAAGTATTTATAATGAAATAAATAAAAATGTGTTAATAAAATAATATTATATTTGTATAATTTATAAATGTTAGACTTATTTAAATATCCTTTATACCAACAAATTATAATAATTATATTTTATATTTATCATTCAATTATTGCTATTGCGTTTACCGGTGTATTTAATATAAACTTAGATTACATAAATTATTTTCATAGCTTAATAACGTATATTACGTCTTTTTATATAATATATCAATTTAACCCCTTCTCTAAATTAAAAGTTATTACTAATTTTGATAAAGATATTATTTTCATGTGTGGTTATCTTTTAATATTTACTACTACTATATCACAGATATTCTTTGATAATGTTAAACATGCAGGTTATTTTGGAAAAAGATTGTCACTAATTCAAGAAGCAAAAACGAAATAAATTATTTATTTATCTTTTTAATGTTTTCTTTTTTAATTTATTATTTGTTTTATGTTTTTTTTTAATTGTTTTATATCTTTTCTTATAAAAGAAGTCTTTCAAATAATTAATTATTTGTTTGCTTACAATTGTATCTATTTCCATTTCGTTTATATATTTATCTTCGTAATTGTAACGCTTCATTATTTTAACAATAGTATTTATAAACTCTTCCTCATTGCTGTGTTTATTAATGTTGTGATATTCGTTATTATAATACATTTGTGCCATAACATCAAAAGGTAAAGTATAATTATAGGGTTTAATTTGTATATAATATACATTTTCGTGTTTCATATCTGGATGATCTTGATCATCTAAAAAGAAAATTTTAGTATTATCTGGTATTTTACTACAATTAATTAAATCTTCAAACGTTTTATTGTGTGTTTTCCTACCAATTTCAACAATTTCCCCGTCTATTTTAAATGCTCGTATTATCTTATCAAAAACATTGGTATTTAATTTTTTATCAAAATAATTACATATTAATTTAATCCAACTTTCAGGTCCATTATTATTTGTATATATCATTATTTTCTTACATTCGCCTTTGTCTCTTTTATCTACTATAAATTTAAGAATATTAATAATATCTGGTCTTAAAAAATCTGAAAATATATCTAATAATCTTATAAATGCATCATTCGGCATTTTATCTCCATAAAAACTTTCCAATGCATCCCAAAATATGCCTAATTCGGTAAAAGAACCAAGTGTTTCATCTAAATCAAAAACAACAATTTTGTTGTTGATGATATTATTAATCATATTATATTATTAATCATATTATATATTTATAAATTTATAAAAAATTTATAAACATATATTAATAATGAATTTAACTAATAAAGATTATTTAGAGATACTTAAGTTCTATAATATTGATGATAAAAAACTTAAAAAATCAGAAATTAAAAATAAAGCCGAAAAAATATTAATTACAAAATTATGTAGATGTATTAAAACCATAAATAAATTTAATAAATATAATGAAAAAGAATCAATACCTATATGTACAAATAGTGTTTTAAAGAAAAAAAAACTTAATAGTTTTAAATTTACTTGTAAAAAAAATCCAAAATTTTTATTATTAAAAAAAAAATTAACAAAAAAAAATAAAAAAATTAACAAAAAAAAATAATTTATGTAATTCGACAAATATTAAAGTTTAATTACTTTATTATCAATTTTTAATAACATACTTATAAATAATAAAAATTTATTTTTTTTAGATGGATACTTCATATTTATTAAAATGAAATATAAAAGAAATAGTTCTTTAATCACTTTACTATTTGATAAGTTATAGTTAAAAATAGGTATATTTATAAATGTATGATTTCTTATATGTTTCCATTCCTTCTCTCCGCGTAATAATTTTTTATTCATTATTGTTTTAGATATTATTAAATCCAATATACTATATTGTGTATTATTTTTTCTGTTATCTGATAGCAACTCTTCTTTAGTATAAAATAAATTTATTTTATGTATTTTTTTTATTGTATTACCAAATAAATTATTTATATTAATATTTAAATCACAGTGTGTGTATTGTTGTTTGTTTAATACATTTATAGCACCCTGTCTTGTTATAAAATATGCTGCATTGCTCATCGATAATATATTTTTAAAATTGTAAAATGTATCATTAATAAAACCATCACTATGTAGTGTATATATATCCCATTGGTCAATTAATATCTTATCATAAATATTTTTAAGTAAAATGTTTAATTCATTCTTATTTTTAAATTTTGGATATGCATCATCTTCTAATATTAAACAAACTTTATCATTTGTTTTTAAAAATTTTTCTAACACTTTTAAATGACTATAAGCGCATCCTATCATGGAATCAGACGAAAAGTGATAAAATAAACCAAATTTATTTAATATTTCTTGTTTATCAATATTGTTGTATCTATAACCAGAAAAACGTTCGGGACAAATACCAACATTGTTTAATTCTTTTGATTGCATATCCCACCTATCCTTATTTGTATCTAAATTAATAACATATGTTTTAAAATCCATTGTATATGTAAAATATATTATTTCACTTCAAATAATTTATTACATTCAATATAATTTTTTCTTGTTCCGATAATTTCTGAAATACTAAACATTCATCCAGTTTAATTTGAAAAAAACGATTTGATCTGTTTTTACATAATAATGACACTTGTTCATTAACTTTAATATCACATAATATTCCACCATTAGTCAATTTAATATTTGTTGGATTTTTTAATGGAATCCACCTAATATAGTGTCCATAATCTAAATCTGGAATTTCATCTATATATTTATATTCTCTCAAGGAATTCATTATAGAAGAATATTTATTTTCTGATAATTCTAATTCAGATAATATATTATGTTTCATTTTTTGAATTTTATCTAAATCTAAGTCCATAATATTTTCATTATTATCATTGTCTAATGCTTTTAATAATGAAGAAATGTCTAATGTATCGCCCATTATAATTAGTTATATTATTATATATTTTTAATTTAATTTATTATAAATAATTTAAAGTTAAAAATATCGTAATATATGGTTATGAATGTTATTAATATATTTGAGGAAGATAATGTAAATAATGTAAATAATGTAAATAATGTAAATAATGTAAATAATGTAAATAATGTAAATAATGTAAATAATGTAAATAATGTAAGTTTTATATATACTAAATTAAATAATTCTTTTACTTTTTTTAGTTTACTAACTATTATAAATTATTTTATATCGAGAACTATATGTTTGTATCATAGTTTACCTTCTGACTGTGTTGTCAATGAAACAATATATGATAAATATAACAATTTATTTTATTTATTTCTTTACATATATTTTTTATATTACTTTAATAATTTAAAAGATATATGTAATTATAATTTTTTAACTAAATTTTGTTTTATTCTTATTAGTTTAATATCAAATTTTTTATTTTCTTTTGCTTCATCTATTAAAGAACTTGAGAGTTCAATACAATTAAATAATACATACATTATTGATAAAAATTTTATTTTATTATATTGTATTATAATTGTTTTGCCGATACTTATAATAATTATTAATTTTATTAAAAATATACCTTCTTTCAATGAAATATTAATTAGAATTATTTTGTTATTATGGTTTATAATATGGAATAAAATAATTTATAATAAAAATATTCATATTCATATTCACCATATATTTTTTTCATTTATATTTTGTATATGGTGTTTTCAAAAAAATATAATAATTAGAATAATATTTTTTATTTCATTGGGTATTTTTATTCAAGGATTTGCAAATTATAAATATGAAGGTTTATTAACTTATAATATTGGCAATACTGATTATCCTAAAATTATTTATAAAGATAAAATTATTTATAAATGTGAATATGAAATAGAGTTTATAGACTATATTTGCTTAGAATTATGTTAAATTTTTCTATATCTTGTTTTACTTTATTATTTGATTTCGGTTGTTTCATATAATTTTTCTCTCCAGATGGAATTTTTATATTAAAGTAAATAGGGTCATATATATCATTTATTAATTCATGAAATGGATCTTTTATAAATGTTTCTTTATTTTGACTTTTCTCCTTTAAGTTATTCATTTAAATATATTAAATAAAATAAAATTGAATCAATTTTATTCATTGTTAAAATAAATTAGCAATGAATAAAATTTTTAATAATAAAATATGCATGACTTTTATTATTCCATTTTTAATATGGACCATTTTACATTGGATTATTCCAAGATTATATATAACATTTTGTACCCCCGATAATTTTTATGGATATTTACAATCATTATTTTTAACAACTTCCCCACATTGCAATTTATTGAGAAACTCCTTAATTTTATCAAGTTATAATATTAACTATTTGCAAATTTCTTTGGCCTATTTTATTTTAGATATTCTACATAATAAACTTAATGTTCAGAAAGTTAAGGTGTAGAAAGAATATATCAGGTTTAGTTATATTACCTATATTAATGCAATTATTTATTATATATTGATTTTATTATATATTTTATATATTCACGTTTTCACGAATTTTTTTTCAATTCTCAAATGGAAAAATGGAAATTGGACATTCTTAAAAATGTCCAAAATCGATTTATGAAAAAAAGAATGGTGAAAAAATTCGTGAAAAAAAAAGTTTACATGATAATGCTAACAAAATAAAATGGTAAAAAAAGCATTTGTTACCAAGTGTTTTTTTTTGAAAACTACTTAAGCATATTTTTCCGTTGCCTATATATAGCATATTTAGCAACCAAAAATATGCAAAAATATGCGAATGAATTTTACTGTGAAAAATGCGACTATAAATGCCTAACAAAATTTTTATGGAATCAACACAAAACCACACTGAAACATAATCGGCAACGCTCGGCAACGCCCCTAAAAAACCCCCAGATCTTACACATATGTGATACTTGTAGTAGAGCATATAAGCAGCGATCAGGACTTTGGAGGCACAAAAAAAAATGTAGTGGACTATTATCTGCTACAGAAAATCAAATAGTTCATAATAATACAGAAAATAATACCCTACTAAATGAAAACAAAGAATTAAAAGAATTGTTTAAAAATATATTAATTGATCATCAAGAAAATAATAAAGTAAAAGATAGAATGATGAATCAATTAAAAGAACAAAGTGATATTATTAAAGAAATGATACCAAAATTGGGAAATAACACAAATAATAATTTTAACATTAATGTATTTTTAGATGAACAGTGTAGCGACGCTATTAACATGAGTGAATTTATTGAATCCTTAAAAATTAAAATGGATGATATACAGTTTACTTCTACAAACGGATTAGTAGAAGGAGTATGCTCTGTATTTCTTAATGGTTTAAAAGAACTTGGCATGAATCAACGACCCATACACTGCACCGACATAAAAAGAGAGACTCTATATATTAAAGATAATAATGAATGGGAGAGGGAAAATGGGAAAGGAAAGCTAAAAACAGCAATTAATGATGTTGCGTCTAAACAGAGAACTGCTATTATTGAATGGCGGAATGAAAATCCAAATTGGAATGAAACCGATAAAGGAAAAGAAGAATATATACAATTAATGCAAAACTTAATGATTGATATAACACAAGAATCAAACGAAAATAAAATAATAAAGAATATTGCCAAACAAACAATTATTGATAAATAAAAAATTGAACCATATTTTAAAGAAGAAGTTATAACCAAAAAATGTTGTTTTTACTAATTGCTATAATATACTTTCTAACAATCTGTTTTAATATTCCTTATATGATAATCATTTGTATTGCTAACATATTTATTATGTTATTAATTCTTGGTTATAAATTTATTAATGATATTGAAACAGACGATACAATAATCGGTTATAAAAAAAATTAAAACATTCTTTAATTTACATCTTTAATATTTCGATATATATTTCGCAATACATGTCGACAAATACAATTACATTGATTATATTTGGGGTTAATTATTATTTTAAATGAATAATCATAATTATTTATATCTCTGATTTCTCTTAGCGAAAATTTTTTTCTTAAATGATTACAATGCGGTTTATCAAGTATTCCTTGCGAATGTCTTTTACAGCACCCACAATTAAATAATTGTGACATAATAAATTTAATTCGTTCACTTGTATTACGTTTTAGTAAAGTGTAATCATAAGTATATTCTAATGGTAATTCGGTAATGTCTTCTATATCATTTAAATGCCAATATCTAACGAATTTAGGATACCACCATTCATAATGTATTTTACACATCATATGTGCTGCCTCTAATTCAATTTCTTTTTTCATTTGTATTGACAATGTTGGTCTTGAAAGAAATATTATATAATTAACAAGTTCATTTGGTAATTTATTTAGTAGTAAAATGCCGATTTTATTATCCATTTTTTGTATTAACTATATAACTGTAAATTTTAATTTCAATTATTAAAATAATTAAAATTAAGGTTTACGGTAAATATATTAAATATATTTTTATAATTACATTATTATGATTTGTGTTAATAATTTAACTCATAAATATGATAATAATGTAGCATTGGACAATATTAGTTTTAAATGTTACGAAAAAGAATGTATTTTACTTGTAGGTGCTAACGGTGCAGGTAAATCAACATTGTTGCGTATATTAGCAGGTAAGATGTTGCATAAAGATGATAATAGTGTTTATGTATTAAATAAAGACCCGTTTAGATGTACTACTTTAAATATGGTAAGATCGCATATGGATATAAATTGGGGTCAACGAAATATAGCTTTTTCTGGTAATTCGATTCCATTACAGTCCGATATAAAAGTATGTGATATGATGTCAAAATTACAATTAAAATATCCTCAAAGGAGAGATGAATTAATTAATATATTAAAAATAAATGTAAATTGGCGAATGCATCTTGTATCTGATGGACAGCGAAGAAGAGTTCAACTTTTTTTAGGATTAATACAACCATTTAAAATATTACTTATGGACGAAGTAACAATATCACTTGATGCACTGATAAGATATAATATTTTAAAATGGATAAAACAAGATTGTTCAAATAGAAACGCATGTTGTATATATACAACGCATATATTTGATGGACTAAATGAATGGTGCGATCGTTTAATTTATCTAAATAAAAAAGGTAATATAACGTATAATGATAAACCTAATTTTGATATTTATACTAAATTTTTATATTGGTTAAATTCTGATTATAACGATAATGAAGATGAAGAGATTAACGTTACAAATTTAGTTTATAAGAAAAATGCAGGTGGTTATTCGCATGGTGTATTACAATCATTTAATTAATTTTTAAAATTTATAAGTATTTTATTAATTTTATCATCAATTACATTGTTTATATATTTTTTTGTTGTTTTTTTAATATTGTTAAAATTTGTTATCTTTATTTCTTTTTTAAATATATCGTTTTCTGATAATGTTAATAAACAAGACAATGCTAATATATGACATACAATATCATTATTTGTAACTAATTCATTAATATTAATAAAATTTAAAATAATATTATGTGTATTGTTATTTATTAAATAGAAATGGTTATCCTTATTGCGGGATAATTCATTTAAAGTACATAGTAGTTTATAATAACTTTCTTTTTGATTATTGATAAAATAAAGATTAAACATTTTTATATAATCATTAATAATATTGTTAATGTAAGGATTAGATAAAATACTATTTTTATTATCATAGTCAGTATTATTAATTTTTGAAGTATTAATTATAGCATGAAATATATTTTCTAAGTATTGTTTGTTGCCCTTTTTATGAACTAATTCTATAATAAATTCATTTTTTACATATTCTAATTCATATAAATATATATTAAATAATATGCAAATGTTATTGTTTGAATAACAACAATTAAATTTACAATTTTTTTTTAATGTATAAGATATTTTATTTAATTTTAATGTGTTAATAATTTGATGTATTAGCGATACTATATTACAATTATCTGGAAAAATTAGTTTTGTTTTTATAGATTTTTTTTTATGTTTTTTTATTTTTAGAATATTTCTAAATTGAATAGAATCATTATTAGAAATATTTGTATTATCCGATGAACTGTCTGTATCATTAGAGTTAACAGTATTATCTGAACCAGATGTATGTATAGAGTTTATTGACTCAAATGAGTGAATGGAATGTAATGATTCGCTTGAATCAACAATTTGAGCCATTATTATATTATTATATTATTATTATGATTATAGTTAATATAGATATCAATTTTATAATAATTATTCAAATGCTAATTATCAATAAGATCTATTATGTTTTGATTTTTTATAAATACATTAATATTTTTTTTTGATAATTTTCCATACATAATAATATTTTTTTTATCTACTGTGTTGGAATCGTGCGAAATAAGTAGTGTTGTTTTAAATGGATTCAATTGTAGTAAAGGTATGGTATAGTTTTTCAGGAAATATTTTTCTTCGCCACTAATATCTTTGCTATTGTATTTTGTTATTTTTAAAAGTTCTTTTTTAAATGCAAATGTGCTTGCGGTTGCGTGGTTTTCGAAATATGGACCAAAACTATATATTTTTTTTATATCTTTAAAATAAATATATAGTTTGCTACTACCGGCACAAAGAATATTCGGTTTATCATTTAAATACGATACAGCGTGAGATACTCTTTCTGGTGGATAATAATCATCGTCATCCATATATATAATAATATCGCCCTTTGTTTTTTCATGCATAATATTTCGTTTCTCTCCAAGTTTCATCTTATTTTCATATCTATGATAACTAACTTGTGGTATATCAACGATCAAATCCTCTATTTTATCGCTTCCGTCGTCTATTATTATCCACTCCATTAATTGTTTTGGATAGTCTTGATGTTTAAAACATTCTATAATTGTATGAAAATGTTTTCGTCTATTATATGTTGGCGTACATACACTCACAAATGGAAGATCAAACAACATATAAATATAATGCACATAGCTCTTAAATTTATTTATAAATTGAATTTAAATGTATTATAACAATTTGTTTAACGTAATGGTTAATAATATAATTAATAATAAATACTTTATTAACTGTTTTAAGGTATTATTTGTTACTGGAATTATAGCATGGTGTGTAACTTCAATAATAGCACTTGCTAATGAAAATAATAATGAAATACGGACGATTTGCGAAAAGTCTAATTTATGGAGTGTTTTAATAACAGTATTAATGGTTACTATTATATTAACCAGTCACTTGATTACATATGATTTATTAATAAGTAAGTATAATTATAATATTCTAAATAAAAAAATATTTATATTATTCGCAAATATAATATTTCTATTGTTTGTATGGTCTTGCATCGAGCTATACAATAATTGTTCTAAGAAATACTTAGTTAGTTTGATATTGTATAAATGCCTTTCAATGTGGGTATATTTATTTGTTACATGTTTTATATTACTAATTATAAAGTTATCACCATATATCATGTATATTTATTATTATAATTCACAAAATGACATACATAATTATATTATAGACGATAATATAGAATTTAATAATAATAATAATTTTGATAGTCCATGGGACCTTGCAAGTAGAAATAGTCTTGATTATGTAACACTTTAAATTTATAAAAAGTATTTGTCTAAAATATCTTTATTTTTTTCTGAATCACAATACCCATTTTCAAATAATTCTTCTGAATTGTTTATTGTTTTAATATTAAGTAAACCATAACAGTTTTCGGTAAAATCGTGATTCCACATATACGGATTAATATCAAAATAAGATACTATTTCTGGCGGTGGAAATTTTTTAAATCCACCATCAAACATTATTTTATTATTTATTTTTTGTAATTTAATTCCTGTGACAAATGGTATATATGAACTTGCCATACAACTATCTGTTGCCTGGTCAATTGTATTTATATTACTAATAATTTTTTGTTGAAATCCTTTTATTGTAAATGATGTGGTGGCAATATTTATTTTATTTAATTCGAAATCATCTTTGTTATATTTTTCAATTAATAATGATTTAAATTTGGATTGTAATTCGTATATAGATTTAATTTCTTCGTTATTATAAATATTAATAATATCATACACTATTTTATCCATTGGTTTATTGTAAGTCATTGGTAATGAATTCCACGCACCGGCGGAAGCGGATAAAAAATCATACTTGGATAGATCATAGTTCTCTTTAATATAAACAATAACCCCCAACATATAGAATCCTGCTAAACCACCAGGTGAGATAGTTATTATATTTTTATGTGTATTTTTTAATTGAAATTGTTTATTATTTGTAATTATCAAAGGTTTAATTAACGAATTAACATTTATGAAAAATAAAAATAATATATATATTATAATTTTCATAATCAAAACAATATATATTTAAAATTATAATAAAAAATTTATGTCAATGAGCAGACAGGAACATTGTCAATATCCCCAAAGTATATTTGGCAAATATTTTGTAACTGTAATGTAGTTTTTAAATTAATAATAATACTATTTACATCTTCTTTAAAGTCTTGTTTCTTTGGATTTATTACAAATGCACCTAATTCATTACCAAAATCATTTGATAATCTTAATGTAGGATATTTTTTCATATATTTATGAGCGAAGCAATAAGGTAATATTATGCCTCTATATTTATCTTTGTTATTGAGATATTTTTTTATCATTTTATCGACACTCATTTTATCATGTAATTCTAAATTGGCTCCATATCTTTTTAATTTTTGAGGAACCGGATCGCTTTTCCAACCCAAAAAAGTTTTATGTCCAATATTATTGTGATTAATTGCTTTTCCTGATTGATTTAACACAACGGTTGTTATTTCTGCTTGAATAAACATAATATATAAAAATGCAATAGTCATAACAATAATAATTAATATAATACCTGCAATGTTAAGTGAAGGATTTTCTACAAGAAAACCCATTTCTCCAAACATAGTTGCAATGCCGGTTACGATTGAACGTAAGAAAAATAAATACTTACTATTTTTAAAATCTGGAAATTGTTTAATACGTTTAGGATCAATATAATATAAAAGTATTCCAAAAAATATACCCATTAATATTAAATATAATATTAATGTTCCTGCACGTAATAATACGGTTTGTAAATTATTAACAAGTGATGTTTCGTGTTCGTGTAATATTGAATTAGCATCAATTAAAATAGGACTTGAAAAATCAATTTTACTTTCTCTCCATTTTGTATTAAAAAAAGAACCTATTGCAATGTCATATTTACCGGTTGCGATGTCATTAACATATATGTTGTAATTAGGTGACCTTTCAGGACTAAATGTTACTTCAAAATTATATTTATCTTTTAGTGCGTCTTCTATTTTTTTCCATATTTCCCATGTAAATCCACTATATATAGGATTTCCTTGACTATCTAGTTTTTTATTAGTAGTTGTTAAGCTTTTTCCTAATATAATAAAAACTTTTATAGTTGGTTTATCTAAAGTTGCTCCTAATGTAGAAGGTATATTTGGTATTATTTCAGTTAACATATTTAATATATGACTATATAATTTAGTAAAAATATTTTATTATTATATATTATAATGTATCACTTGAAGAAAAAATTCACAAGAAAAGCTAAAAGACGCACAGGCAGAGTAAATAAAAAAAATAATAGAAAACGTGTTACAAAAAAAGTTAAATTAAGCAGAAAAAAATTAAATAAAAAAAATAAAAGAAGGCGTCGTAGTGTTAAAAAAGGAGGTAATACTGAACCAGATATTCCTGACTCTAACAACTTTAGTGGTGGCAATTCACACTATAATAATAAACAAATGGGTGGCGAAGATCCCGATACACCAGAAGAATTTACTGGTGGCAATTCACACTATAATAATAAACAAATGGGTGGCGAAGATCCCGATATACCAGAAGAATTTACTGGTGGCAATTCACACTATAATAATAAACAAATGGGTGGCGAAGATCCCGATACACCAGAAGAATTTACTGGTGGCAGTAATTGTGATGATCACGAACAATTAGGTGGCAGTAATTGTGGTAATCGCCACCATAAGGGTGGTGTTCATGAACAACATCATGTAGGTGGAAATAAACACTATAAAAATAGGGGTGGTAAAAAAAAACAGCGTGGTGGTAGTGGCTGTGGTTGTGGTGTAGTTTAATCTGGTTGATACCATGTTTTAATAATTATTTCGTCTTCATTCCATACACATTGTTTTCGATTTGAACAATATGTATCCCATACAGTTGCATTTAATTTAGGATTTTTAACTAAAACACTATTAGGTGTACACATACAAATATAAGATTTAGGTCCAACCGTCCAATATGTTATACCAAAATTATTATTATTTGATACTATTAAATTACAATATGTTTTTACAAATATACTTGAGATAATTAAACTTATAACTACGTTGTTTAGCATTTACATATAAGTAATAAAAATGTATTTATATATATTTTTATTATTATATATATTTTTATTATTATATATTTATTTACCAGCTTCCAAACATACTACCACCATCGTTTGCTGCAAGTGGTTCATTTTGACCAGGCGTATCTGCGTTCTGTAAAGGATTTAATGTATTTTGATACATACCGTTAAAATCTGTATTATTTGCGTTTTGTTGAGGAATGCTTGTTAAACCTCTATTTGATGGTAATAATTGCGACGTATCAAGTGTGTCCGATTGACTTGGTTGATGCTGACCTGCGATTGGCTGCGAAACCTTAACATTTTTCTCTTGTTTTACATTTTCTTTTGCTTCGTTATTACCGTTTACTAAATCCATTGTTCGTTCAATTAATATATTAATTTTAGAACCAAGTTTGGTCTGCATTGTTGAGAGAATTAATAAGAATGGCAAGATAAAAGTTATTGAATTAAAAGCCTGGTATTCCTTTCCACTGTATGTACCGAAATATCTAATAATTCGGTCGGTAAACCATAAACCAATTAACATAAAAATTATTTGTCCTACAGATTCTAAAAGTATTTCTAAATTCCCTTTACTCTCATCTTCTTCAGGAACAAAATGTTTTACCGCTTTAAGTATTAGAATTATAGGAATTATGGCAAGAACTGTATATTGAATTATATTTAATAAATCAATCTTGTTATCTTCGTCTAAAGTTAATAAATAATTAATGAAACTCATAGGTTCTTTACTCTGTGTAATATTGTCTATATCCATATGAAGTATAAAAAGAAATTAAAAAAATCTTAATATAGATATTTATATGTTATCGCGTGCTCTTGAATCAATAAAGTTTAGGAATAACCAAAAACATGATGAAAACCAGTATATCGCATTAATAGATGATATAATAAATCATGGTGATATGGTTGATGGGCGCAACGGAAAAACGTTGACTGTTTTTGGAAGTTCGATGCATTTTTCATTAGAAAATGGCGAACTACCTTTATTAACAACAAAAAAGGTTGCGTGGAAAACATGCTTAAAAGAATTATTGTGGTTTATTAGTGGTTCTACCAATAATGATTTGTTAAATGAACAAAATGTAAAAATATGGAATGGAAATTCGTCCAGAGAATTTTTGGATTCGCGTGGTTTAGTAAATAATAGGGTAAATGATTTGGGACCGGTGTATGGACATCAATGGCGTTTTTTTAATGCAGATTATACCACATGTGATGATAGTTATCATGGAAAGGGGGTAGATCAATTAGATTATATTATAAAACAATTAAAAGATCCTAAAGAACGCTACTCAAGACGTTTATTGATGAGTGCCTGGAACCCAGGACAATTAGATGAAATGGCGCTTCCACCGTGCCATGTGTTAGTTCAGTTTAATGTATTACCAGGAGATAAGTTATCGTGTAGTTTATATCAAAGAAGTGGTGATGTAGGTTTAGGTGTTCCATTTAATATTGCGTCGTATAGTTTTTTAACTCATTTAATAGCATTCCATTGTGGGTTAAAAGCCCATGAGTTTTGTTATCATTTAGGAAATTGTCATATATATGACGACCATATTGAACAATTAAAGATTCAGAGAAATAAAGAACCATACAAATTTCCTAAATTAGTGATAAAAGATAAAAAAGATGATATAAATGATTATATAGTAGACGATTTTGAAATAAAGGATTATAAATCTCACGAACCAATCAAAATGAATATGCGTAATTAATGATAAAACATTTCATATATAATATAATAATGAGTGGTGCTTCTGGTTTATCTGCGGCAAAGAGAAGAAGGGCGGGATCAAATATTTCTTTAGATAATAATAGTAATAATAATAATAACCGGGGAAACAATGGTAACAATGGTAATGATACCCGTTTACGAATCCAAGATGTTGTGATTGATCATGAACGACGTATTCAAGATTTTGAAAAAATATTTACTGATAATGAAAATATTGTTATGAATAATTCAGATAATGATACTGAATACAACGCTAAAATAAATACACGATTGGATGAAATAGAAAATAAACTTGTACCTGACGTAGATGATAAAGAAAATATAGAATACTATAAAAAAAAAATAAAAACAATGGAAGGGCAAATTGCTGAGCTTAAAAAAACTATGGTGAGCATACAAAATATTGCAATGGATACCAGCACATCTCTCATGGAATATAAAAATAGTGTGACTAAAACTAAATAGAAATTTAATAAAATAATAAATTGATATTAATTTATAGATATAAATCAATATTAATAATAATGAAGATTGAATTAAGTGATGCTAAAAAAGTTGTGCAGTTCTCTATTATCCTGCAAAATATTCGCGCTTATTCTGAGCACGTAGTTATGAATATTAGTAAAGATGGTCTGTTTATGCAAGGAATGGATTCAAGTCATTGTAGTTTTTTTGAAATTAAACTTAATCCTTCTTGGTTTGATGTATTTTATTATGACGAAGATAATGACATCTCAACATTGGGTATCAATACTAACATATTGCATAAAATTATAACCATTTTTAAAGATGGACAAACGATTGTTTTAGAAGTACAAGATGACGATAGACTAAACATATCATTTATTGGTGGAAATGATAAAATATTTAATAAATATTTTGAAATCCCTTTGATGGATATACAACAAGAAACAGTTAAAATAACAATTGAGGATACCGATGTAGAACTAATAATGACAAGTAAAAGTTTTCATGAGCTAATTAATCAGTTTCAAAATTTTGATGAAAATTTGAGCTTGCATTTTACAGAAGAAGAGGTATCTATGTTTTCGGATGGTATTTATGGTTTAATGAAGGTAAATATTAATTTAGATGATGTAACAGAATATTCTGTAGTCGAGGAATTAGATATAAAACAAAGTTATAGTTTAAAGTATATCGCGATGATGTGTCTTTTTAATAAATTATCCGATGAATTTAATATGACCTTTAGTGAGGATAAACCGATGACCGGTAGATATGATTTGGACGACGAAAGTTTTGTTAAATTTTATTTAGCAACAAAGGTAATTGACGATGAGTAAAGATCGGTAAAAAAATTTATAATTAGAATATTAATATGTTTATAATAATTTTTTTAATATTTTGTATAGTTTTATTTTTATATATCCACGTATTTTTTCATCTCAAAACAAGCAATGATTTGGAAATTTATGATATTGAACTACCTAACAAAGAAAAATTTGAGGAAATATGTAATTTAAAACAACCAACAAGATTTAAATTTAATAATAAAGAAATAAATAATACTTGCAACTTAAATAATCTTATAAATAATCACTCTATGTTTGATGTTAATGTTAGAAATGTAAATTATGATAGCGATAACAAAAATAATGAATCTTTATATTTATCTTATCCATTAAAAAAGGCACTGGACATATTAGAAAAAGACAAGGGTGTTAACTACTTAATAGAATCGAATGATGATTTTATAACTGAAACAGGATTGAAAAAAGTATTTAAAAATAATGATTTAATACTTAAACCGCCTTTGAACTTTTACAATATGTATGATATTAATATTGGAAATAAGGGACTAATAACGCCATTAAAATATGATTTGTATAATAGAAATTTTTTTTATATGGTTAAAGGAACTATTAAGATTAAGTTAATGCCACCAAAATATAGTAAGAATTTACATGAAATAAAGGATTATGAAAATTATGAATATTTATCCGCCATAAATCCGTGGAATTTGCAGGAAAAATATAAAAATGATTTTGAAAAAATTAAGAATTTAGAAATAACGTTGAAAGAGGGAGATATGTTATATATACCTTCATATTGGTGGTATAGTTTTAATTTTATTGAGAACAGTGTTCTAACAAGATTTAAGTATACAACTTATATGAGTTCGCTCTCAACATTGCCACAGAATATATTACATTACTTGCAATTACAAAATATTAAATACCGTGTAATAAATAATAACGATAAACAAACTATAAATGCTGACGAAACTATAAATGCTGACGAAACTATAAATGCTGACGAAACTATAAATGCTGACGAAACTATAAATGCTGACGAAACTATAAATGCTGACGAAACTATAAATGCTGACGATAACTAATTTTTTGGATTAACCTTTTTATTTTTTTTATTATAAATATGAGATGGATAAAAAAACCATATAACAAAACCAATTGTTACACATGGTAGTGATAAACATATAACCACTTCTAACATATAATAATAATAATAATAATTATTTATTAATATTTTAATATTAATAAATATGTTTTACATTTAATGTTATTTTGAAGGTAAAATTGTTGTAATATTTGTTTTATTTATTAATTTGTTTTCATTATGTAATATTTTATGAATAATATCGTTTGTATTATCATTTAATTCAATTAAGTAAACAGGTGCTACCGGTGTTTGATATGTAAAAATAATATTCAACATATATTTTACAATATTACTATTTACAATTATAATACTTTTTTGTAAATATTGTTTCGGTTCCTTTTTAAGTTTTGAAATAAATTGGCTCATTTGGATAGAATAATATAAAGGCATTAGACCAATATTTTTTGTATTAAATATAAAAATAAAATTTTTTTTTAATTTATACAGACTTTCCCATTCTTCAATAAAATTATTGAAATATAATTCATTAATTTCATTATATAAAATAACTTTAACAATAGAATGTGTGTCATATAAAGAGTAATCAAACTTTGCAAACATATTAAATAATATATTATAATAAATTTTTAATAATGTTTAAAAAATATAACATATTTATATTAAATATGAAATGGGGTTTCTCTCTTTTTTTATTTAATATAATGAAAAATAATAGGATACATAATACAATAACTTCTCATTTACAAAAAGAATCTTTTGTTGGAACTTGGTTTGTAAGAGAGAACGATAAAAAATCTATAATACATATAAAACCACACGGCGTAATATATAAATCGGGTATTACAAAAAGTAATTATGTTGGTTATTGGACTACAAATGACGATGTATTTTATTTTAATTTGAGAGATAATAATATTGAAAAAAAATATTACGGGAAAATTTATAATAATACGTTGAACATTGCCGGGTCGGTTTGCGAAGGTGTAATATCACCATATTATATTTGTAATTTTACTATGAAACCGGTTTTCGAACAGTTTCATAATATTACATTCGTTCGCGATAAAGATCCAACAGTTTATCTTAATCAAAATAATGTTACAGGAAAATGGCTTTTAGAAAACATACACACCAATAATTTACACTTATTGCAATTGCATTTAAATAATAGTTGGACAAGCATTAATCTCAATTTCACAACGAATAGATTACATGGTAAATGGAATTTATTCAATGAAACGAATGATATTAATACAAATAGTGCAATAAAATATAATGGTAAAAATATTTGGTTAGAAATAAATAAAGAGAAGAATCAGTCATACACGAATTATGATATTATATTTTTAGGTAAAATAACTCAATTGGGAAATATTTATTATTATAACGAAGATACACCATCATCTAACAAAGAAGAAAAAATAATTGTTTCATCAAAAATAAATGGTTCGGTAGTTTATGGTTTTGATATGGAACCAGAAATAAGCGAATCGTTTTATATGAATAGATGGTTCGGCGATTTATAGAATACGTTATATTTTAAATGAGGATAATATTATATAAGATCCATTTGTTTAATATAGCAAATATATTAAAGAAATATTAATTAATAATATATTATGACAGCAGTAGAAGGAGAATCAATAGGTATCGATCTTGGAACGACATACTCGTGTGTTGGTATATGGCAAAATGATAGAGTAGAAATTATAGCAAATGATCAGGGCAATCGAACCACCCCTTCGTATGTGGCATTTACCGATAAGGAACGTTTAATTGGTGATGCCGCTAAAAATCAAGTTTCTGTTAATCCTTTTAATACTGTTTTTGATGCCAAGCGATTAATTGGTAGAAAAATTACAGATGATACAGTAAAATCTGATATGAAACATTGGCCATTTAAATTAAAGCCAGATAGTGATAATAAACCATTAATAGAAGTAAATTATAAAGAAGAGGAAAAAACATTTACTCCCGAAGAAATCTCATCCATGATACTGGTTAAGATGAAAGAGATAGCGGAAGCATATTTGGGAAAAGATGTAAAAAATGCCGTAATTACAGTTCCTGCTTATTTTAATGATGCTCAGAGACAGGCAACTAAGGACGCCGGTGCAATAGCAGGTTTAAATATATTGCGAATTATTAATGAACCAACAGCAGCAGCAATTGCTTATGGGTTAGATAAGCAGAATGATGACAATGAGAAAAATGTATTAATATTTGATTTGGGTGGCGGCACATTTGATGTTTCACTATTGACAATTGAAGAGGGTATTTTTGAAGTTAAAGCTACTGCTGGTGATACGCATTTAGGTGGAGAGGATTTTGATAATAGAATGGTTACTCATTTTTCAACTGAATTTAAAAGAAAATATAAAAAAGATTTAACTGGGAATGAACGTTCTCTTAGACGTTTGCGAACAGCGTGTGAGCGAGCGAAAAGAACTCTGTCATCATCTACACAAGCTCATTTAGAAATAGATTCCCTATTTGATGGTACAGATTTTAATTCTACTATTACTCGTGCCAGATTTGAGGATATGAACATGGACTATTTTAGAAAGTGTATGGAACCCGTTGAAAAAGTTTTGCGCGATTCAAAAATCTCCAAAACACAGGTTCATGAAATTGTCTTGGTCGGTGGTTCTACCCGAATCCCTAAAATTCAATCAATGTTGTCTAATTTTTTTGGAGGGAAGGAGGTTTGCAAATCTATAAATCCTGACGAGGCAGTCGCTTATGGTGCAACAGTTCAAGCTGCTATTTTAAGTGGTAATAATGAATCGGCAAAATTACAAGATGTATTATTGTTGGATGTTGCACCTCTTTCACTTGGTCTTGAAACAGCAGGTGGAGTTATGACACCTCTGATAAAGCGCAACACATCTATACCCGCTAAGAAAAGTCAGACGTTTTCTACTTACGCGGACAATCAACCTGGTGTCCTGATTCAAGTATATGAAGGTGAGCGAGCACAAACGAAGGATTGTAATATGTTGGGTAAATTTACATTGGAGGGTATACCTCCCATGCCGAGGGGTCAGCCACAAATAGATGTTTCTTTTGATGTTGATGCAAACGGTATACTTAATGTAAATGCTATGGAAAAGTCAACAGGTAAAGAACAAAAGATTACTATTACGAATGATAAGGGGCGATTGAGTCAGGCCGACATTGAGAAAATGGTTGCTGATGCTGAGAAATATAAAGAGGACGATGAGAAAATCAAACTTGTAATAGAAACAAAGAATAAATTAGAAAATTATGTTTACTCTATGGAGAGTGTTGTAAATGATGAAAAAATTAAATTAGATGACGAAGAGAAAAATAAAGTTACAGAGAAAATAGAAGAAATTAAGACTTGGTTATATACAAATTCTGATAATATTGCTGAGTATGAAAATAAACAAAAAGAATTAGAGGAGATAGTTCAACCAATCATGGAAAAGATGGGTGCAGGGGGTGGCATGCCAGAAAATACTGAGAAGTCGGCAGCGGATATTCCTGTAAATGAATCTGTAAATGAACCGAGCATAGAAGAAATCGATTAAATCAATAAATTGAAGTATATTTTTTGATATAATATTTATCAAAAAATATTGAAAACTTTTAAAGAAAATATGACAGAGTCAATGTCAAGAAAGATACGGCACAAAAGACTGGTTATTGTTCCAGATGGCGTTAAGCCAAAAAAACATAAATCGAAACGGCGTAAGAAACTCGTTATTATTTCTAACGACGATAAAGAGGATAATAAAATTAAAGAGATGCACGAGGAAATAAATAAAAAAAGGAAGGAGTTGGATGAACTAACATTTCGTTTAAAAAAAACACAGGCTATTCTTGATGATAATAAAAATAAACAACTTATCAAGTGTGTTCAAAACTTACCAGATGTATTAATTTCTATTATTTTTAGATATGCCATTACTCCTCATGCTTCTAAAAAAGAAATAGTAGATGTTTACAATGAACGCGAAAAACTACGTATTCAGTGGGAAAGGTGGGAACAATTACCATATCCTAGACAGCCACATTTTGAAACATTTGAAGCCGATCAAGAATATATGAATATTTATCCCGGAATTGATATATATGAAATTCAACGAGAGGTTTCTAATAAAAATGACCCATGTAGTATGACATATATGCCAGACGAATGTATATATAACGGAAATATATTAATGGGAAGAGTTAAAATAAGTGTAGGATTTAGTAGAGATACACGCGTTGAAGATGTCAACACGTTAAGATGGGACTCTTTAAATGGGTGTGGGGTTCGTAATTGCAAAAATGTTGATATAGAAACGTATTATTCAAAAACAACTTGGAGGGGAAATAACGAAACAGGTACATATAAGCAGCAAAAAAAAAAGAAATCAAATTACTGGGTTTATGGTTGGGGACCAATTAGGATTGATAATATTAAAACAAGAGATCATGGAATTATAGCAATGTCTTTTATAGACGATTTATGGTATCCTTCTCGGAGAAATTTGTTAAACGAACTTAAATATATTAACGATTATGGTGTTAAATTTACTAAAATACAAAAGATGTTAGAAAAAAATGGATTTGATGTTTCAAAACTTCGGTCAAGACATCACTGTTATTGTAAGTTAATTGCGAGTTAATTTAAGAGAAACATGTAAAAAGATAATTTATCGATAAAGTTAGCGTTTTAAATTTACAAAAATATAAAAAAATAAAAAATTTTTTTATTAAAAAATTGAAATCGTTTATAAAATTCAAATCTGTTATAAAATATAAACTCTATATTAAAAATATTATGAATAATCAATATGATGAAGCGCGACAGTGGTATGACGATAATTGGCCATTTTGTATTCGTTTAGATATAGATTGGACTTGTCGTGGATATGATTATCCTGAATATGTCGTGGAATGGATTAAGAATGACCAAACAAACTGGAAAAAAATAAATAATGATAATGGTGGAACATATGAGTATTTTTCCAGGATTAATAATAAATAAAATTAATCATTACTATATATTATTGTATTAATACAATAATGACCACAACAAAATAATATTATTCCTGGAAAGAATGGTATAATACATGTGAACACGGTTAAATGATTTATATAATCTTGGTAAAATAATAATATAACAGAAATACCGAAACACCATAGTAAGAGTAATGCCCATAAAAATTTACAACACCAAGATAAATTAAAATATAATTTTTTAAATAAACGTTTATATTTATTACAATTATTACAACCGTATTTACCTTTTTTTATTTTTTTAGTAGGTTTTTTATACCATTCTTCCGAACGACATACGGGACAATTTAATAATTGTCCATTTTCTAACATAGATAAAGAGCATGTATAACAAATATATGTGTTAACACAAATATTGCATTTTATATTATTTTTATTTTTTTTTATATTATTCATACAAATACAACAATCATTTGTAGTATTTTTTGTAATTATTATCATATTTTCATATTATTGTTTATATTTAAATTTAATAAAAATCAATTTTACACCTTTGAACATTTAAAAAACCAATACAGATTAAAGATAATAATAATAAAGATTATTTTATTATAATTTATATAATGAAGTGTAAAATATATAAAATTATATCAGAAAATACACCATTCGTTTATATTGGTTCTACTAAACAAAAATTAGAAATAAGACTAAATGGTCATATAAGAAATTATAAACACAGAATTGATTATTATAATTGGTTTTATGATCATTCACATAATTTTGAAAATATACCAAAGAAATTTAAAAATGAACCAGGAAATACTTCAAGTTATAAAATAATGCTATATGGAGACTATAGTATTGAATTACTAGAAGAATTTGATTATGAAATTAAATCAGATATTTTAAAACGAGAACAATTTTATATAAATTTATATAAAGATATTTGTGTAAATACAAAGAAATCGTGGTCTTCTTTTACTTATAAATACTATAACATAGAAAGTGGAGAGTCAGAAAAACAATTAAAAAAAGATGCATTAGAAAATTATTATTGTAAAAAATGTAATAAAATAGGACACGATACTTCTTGGATAAATTGTTGTAAAAAATTAAATAGTTATAATTATAATAATTATAAGAAATTATTAGAAGATATTGGGCGTTTAAAATATTAAAGTATTAAAATGTGTAATAAAAATCAATTTATATAATTTCTTCTATATTAATACTTTCTTGAATTGTTCTCTCTTTTTTACAATTACATTTACACTTAAATATTGTATTCTTAACACATATTAAACTGATTAGAGATAGAGGAATTATAAATATACTAAGTCCAGCAAGATAGCTGATTAAAATTTCTAAAATAAGTTCATGTTCTTTATTTACATGTAAATCTATTTTAATAGTATCAAAGATAATCATTCTTCCTATTTGAATAATAAAGATACTTATTAAAATATGTATCATAATAAATAATGGATTGCAGCAACATTCAGCAATAAGATCGCCACATTTTTCTTTAAGTAGTTCGTATATATTTTTGTTTAAAATTATTATTATTAAAGAACCTATTACTAATGCTATGCCAGAAGCAAGTGATATAGAAATTATAATAAGAGAATTTAATTTATCATTATTAGAATAATTTGTATGTAGTTCACATAATATAAATGTGAATAAATAACCAAAAGTTGATGATAGAGTTAAACAAAATCCAGTAAATATAAATTCTCCAGGACTGCAATGATTTTTTATATAATTAAAACACGTAAACAAGCAACACCCCCCCAGTATTGATACGAATATTAAAATTAAACCAGGATATTTATAGTTTCTATCTAAACCATCTTTATTATCTTTAATTAAACCATAAATTATTATCCACATAATAAAACTTAGTAAAACTATAGTGTAAACTTGTTTTAATGAATAACAATTATCTTCATGATTTTCCGAAACATTTGAGATATTATTTTCTTCATTATTAATATTGATAATAGTTTCATCATCTAATGAAGTTCCATTTACTTTTTTATGTTTATTAATTAATACTTGCATTTTATCTTTATCTTTATACCATGTTTCTTGTCTACAAATACAACAAGTTGCATGTTTATTTTCTTGGATTAATTTAACTATACAATTTTTGCAATATTTACCATCATTACAATTTTTACATTCTGTGTAAAATTTTTTATTTTCTAAACAAACACAGCATCGTTCTTGAGATAATGACATTATCAGTATTTTTTTACAAACTATATAATTTATATAAATTAGAATCAATTTATTTAATAAAAATATTATCCATTAATTATAAGTTGATATAATGAATTGTTGTAATCACACAAAGAAGAAGAAAAAATGTAAAAGAAACGATGGAAAACTTTTTGATCTACCGAGAAGGTTCACAAGAAAGAAGTGTTTGTCCAAAAAAATAAGGGGTTTTACAATGCGTTCATCTTGTGCTCCATATATTATGTGTAAAAAAACGAAAAAACAATTTTTATTTAATCCAAATAATCCAAAAAAATCTTTTGATGTTTACATAGATAAGGACCCTTCCGATACTATTAATATTAAATATAAAACGGTAAAAGATGTTACCGAAACAATAAAGAATCTTGAAAAATTATACAAAGGTAATAAATATACACACAAGAGAATATGGCAGGTTGGTATGATAATGAAAGTAAGATTAGAGGCAATATTAAAACATAATAAAACGTTATATAAAAATGCCAAAAATATTAAATCCCGATATAATTTAGCAAATAAATATTTTAAATTCTTAGGTAGAAGAACAAAGAAAGACGATATTGAAAGAAAACAAATGATATTTAAAATATAATAATTATATTTTAAAATAGTAATAAATAATATAATGAAAATTATAATTAAAGCCGCGTTAGTATCAGTAATTCTTAATGTAGTTTTACCGTTTATTCTTTATCCTTTTGCCACAGAGAGAGAAAAAAATGCTTGCATTAAAGATGATGATTTAAATTTAAAAGAAAAATTTATGGTTATGCTTCTTCATCATAAACACATGCCTATAATGAGTAGTGTTATAATAGCATTGGTTATTAGCATTAGTATTTTAGTAGCAAAAAAAATTTAGAATATAATATAAAATTGAATAATATAACTGTTTGAATATATTATTCAAAAACATGTCGTTATTTATACCGGATGACCGAAATTATTTGAAATGGACGTTAGACCCTAATATAGAATTAGTAGATTTTGATCCAATACAAAAAAAGATGTTGGTGAATGATGAAATTACAGTAGACTGTGTTAATTATAAATCAAAATATAGAACGATGGAATCAATACCTGGAATATTGGTATTTAGTGGGAATACATATGGGCGCAAGAACAAGCGTATTTTATATAAATGTGTTCCAAATGATAATAAATTGCCGATATTTTTGGTTCCATATACCCAAAAAGAAGGAAATTTTAATAAAACAAAATTAAATAAATACGTATTATTTAAGTTTGATAATTGGGATGAGAAACATCCATATGGAACAATTACAAATACATTGGGAGATGTTAATGACATGAATATATTTTATGATTATCAATTATATTGTAAAAATGTCCATTATTCGATACAAAAATTAAATAAAATTGTGAAAACAAAATTAAATAAATTAAAAAATAATGAAGTAATTTACAATTTACTTTATGATAATTATAATATTGAAAATAGAGAGAACTGCGACGTATTTACAATAGATCCTAAGGAAACTACCGATTACGATGATGCCTTTGGTTTTAGAAGAATAAATAACAAAGAAAGTATCGTCAGTATATACATTTCTAATGTACCGTTGATACTAAGTGCTTTAGAATTATGGGATAATTTATCACAAAGAGTTTCTACTATTTATTTACCAAATAAAAAAATACCGATGTTGCCAAATATCTTGAGTGATAATATTTGCAGTCTTGTAGAAAATGAAAAACGGTTTGTTTTAGCATTAGATATTCATATTAATGATGAAAATACTTTAACAGAAATAAATTATAAGGTTTGTTCTATAATTGTAAATAAAAACTATGCTTACGAAGATAGAAAAATGTTAAACAAAAACACTTATAAAAAAATTTTGGATATATCTAAAAAACTAAATGTTGAGAGAAATTATAAATGTGATATTATCGATAGTCATGATGTAGTGGAATTTTATATGATATTCATGAATAATGAAACAGGAATTATTTTAAAAAATAATTGTATGGGTATTTTTAGGAATGTGGTTCTTAATACGTCCACTATACCAGAAGGTTTAAATAACGATTTAAGATATCTTTTGAATATAATATCGAACGTTAAAGGAAGTTACGAATTATACAATAAACAAGAAGGACATCAACTAATTGGAGACGGATTAGTTGCATATTCGCAAATAACATCACCAATACGGAGAATTGTTGATCTCATAAATATGTTTTATTTACAATCGTGTTTAAATTTAATTACATTTGATAACACTGCTTTTGAATTTATAAAAAAATGGATGGAAAATATTACAGTAATAAATAATGATATGAAAAAAATAAAAAAGATTCAAAATGACTGTCATTTAGTAAGTAATTGTATTTTTGAGAATAACACAAATATAAATAATACATACGAAGGTTATATTATAGAAATAATTAACAAGAATAGTAAATATAAAAACAAGGTTTATATTCCATCATTGAAACTAATGTCAAGTGTGGAAACGGATGATAAGAAAATATTATATAAACAATCTAAATTTACATTGCACATGTTTACAAGTGAGGATACACTAAAACGTAAAATAAGACTACAATATTTGTAATATATTAAGTTTTTTTATATATATTTTAGTATTTATATATAATATATGAGTTCCGAAAGTGAAAATTTAGAAGAAATCAACGAAAGTGAAAATAATAGCGACGAAGAAGTAGCACAGCAAGAACTCGAAGAGGCGGCGGCCAAACAGAAAGCCGAGGAAGAGGAAGCTGCCCGTGTAGCCG